ATTCTAACAAAGATTTACTTTATTTCTCGTTCTAATTAGATAAGCTAATTAAAAATTAATTAAGGGGTTGTATTCAGTGTCAAAGGGAAAGGATAAAATGAATTTAGAAGCAAGATTAATTAGATTAAAGGATAAATTAGATAAGCAAGCATTGAGAGACCCAAGAACACCAAAAGAATTTAAAATTAGAAATGATTGGGAAAGGGTTAGAATAATTTTAATTAGAAGGTATAAGCGTTTCGATTAAACTAGTTTCGTGTAATGTTTTAATTTCTATTATACAACCTTTTGGAAAACATTGAGTACGACCGAGTAAATCATCTTTATCCTCTTGAATATCATTGCCATCTATATCTGCGGCTATCGTAATAAATTTATCAGTCTCGTTTACTAACCATCCAACGCTTGCGACTTTGCATGGTCTATCTTTCTTGGCTTCCGCCATTGAAACCCATCCGCTATCGCTTGTTTCGTTTGTGTCGTACCAGACTACTTTTACGAGTTTCATTCTTTTTCTTTTTCTTACGCTTTCTTTTTAGCGGTGCTTTGCTGATTTGGAAAGGCATTTGTGAGCGATTAATAACCATAGCCTCTAAAGTTAGCTATTCCGCCATTTTTAAAGTTAAACGGGCCAATGTACTGACCATCTCTCATAAAACCTCCGCCAATCATTCTTCTTTCTGGGCCACCCGTGTAGTCATAATTTATGGGTAAACCAAAAACATTGTAAGTTAAATCGCCTTGATTAGTAGTTCCACCACCGGAACCACCACCTCCAACGCCTTGACCACCTTGACCTTGTTGTCTTTGTGTTCCTGCTTCTCCGTAATTTACAGTTGGATTAAATCCACTTATTCTAAAACCATCTGGAGTAAACTGTGGAGTTCGGTCTGGGCCCGGAGGGCCTTGTGTTGCCGTTGCAAAGTTGTATGGTATTACACCTGTTTGAGGTTGTGGTTGTAAAATATTTGGGTCTCCCAAAGTAGGATTAAAATTTGGACTCATCGGGTCTGTAGGGTCTAACAAAGGATTTTGTATTGGTGCAATTGTACCACCAACATCAATTATGTTTCTTAAATCTACAGGAACCTCTGCAAATTTTTTAGTTCCCAATATCTCACCAACAAAACCTTTCTCTTGGTCTTTTAGAACTGCTTCTGGTGTTACATAGTCTGGCACTTTAAATGTTTCAGACCAATTCTTCGCACCTTTTTCTGTTAATCTAATTGAATATGTTCCGTCTTCATTTTGTACTGCTTCACCCCAACCATTTCTTTTTAAATTATTACCAACAACTAACCCTATATCTCCTCTAATTTTACTCATTAGGATGTTACCAAAAGTTCCTATTGCACTAATTGAGAATGGGTTAAAATCTTTTTTTTGTTTAGCTAATGTAAAAAAGTCTTGGAATGCTTGTGGCCTTTGTTTCATAAGAGCTCTCAAAGCGTGCTCTGGTTTCATATCAGCAATAGCTATTCCTGCTCCTCTTTGATACTCTCTTGTAAATACGCCTGCATTGTCTTGGCTAATACCAAGTGCTTTTGCAGTATCTGTTTGATAACCACCACCTTGTGCACTTGCACCACCTGTGTTTATTATACCACCTGTGTATGGGTTTACTGTTATTCCAGAACTATGTACTATTAAAGGTACCTCTTTGACTGTGCCATCAGCCATTTTTAAATTTGTGTATTCTATTTTATAATTACCTTTAGCAAGTCTATCTGCAATTTTGTCTGCTACTTTATCTTTAGTATTTCTTACACCACCACCAAATAAATCTTTTCTATCTCCGTAACTCCTATAACCCTGTCCATTTTTTGCCCACCAATTTACAACCTCTTGTGCAGTCATTCCTGCTTTCTTTTCGGCTTCTTTATTTTTTTGTTCTAATTGTGTATTAGTTTTTGTGCTTGTGCTTGTGCTTGTTGGTGCACCAGAGCCTCTAGTTTCTGTAATTCTTCCACCAGAAGGAGGTGCTTTATATGTACCTCTTTTTTTACTTTGTTCTCTTCTTACGCTTGGAGGAGTATAACCCGGACTGCCTGTAGGCTTGCTTCTACGTCTAGCTCCAACATTTCCACCGGCTTTACCTTTGTTAAAATCAGATACAGTTACCATTATTTTTTCCTCTTCTTTTTTTTCTTTGCTTTAGACAAGGCAATAGCAACAGCCTGTTTCTGAGGGTATCCCTCTTTACGCAGTTTACTTATGTTGCTACTAACTACCTTGTCTGATTTACCTTTTCGTAGTGGCACTATCTTTTTTTCTTTCCTTTAGCTCTTTTCTTCACACGCTTCTTTGCTCTCTTCTTAACAGAGCCTCCGCCTTTGAATTTTTTCTTAGCCATACCGCCACCACGCATCATGGTCATCATATTTTTAGCTCTTTTTTTCATTCCGGGCATATTTTAATCTCCTATATGATTGTCGTTTTTTAACAGTCCCTTCGTAGTAGTCGCTTGGCCAACTGCGATAGAAACCAATTTTATCTAGATTAGCACTTGCCTTCTCTAGTTCTTCAAATGGTTGTATTAAAACCATAAGAAACTCGTTATCTGGAACCCAATCTGTATCCTCAAGAAATGTTACAGGTTCATCCTCCTCTTCATCTTCTGGATGAAAACACATAAGGTAAACATCCTTCGGAACAAAGATATGATTAAATGCATGTATAAAATCATTTAACTCATCGGCTGTGTAAAACAAATCATCACAACCAATTATTGTAATTTGTTTATTAAATTTTTTAATATTTTGACACTCGTAGACAATTGTCTCAAGCAGTGTATCTGATTTATGTAATTCTATAATTCTAAGTTTATTATTTAATCTAGCTCTTTTTGCGTAAGGACAGGCAGGAACATTACCAAGATGTTTGTTTGGTAGTTCAATAAAGTCTCTTGACCAAGAGATTATATCCTCTGTGATGGTCTTAGCTTTTCTTTTTTTTGTGTCTGTCTGCAAATGCTTTAGCCGATTTTTTTGAGCGGAAACCCCATGCTCTAAGTGCTAAACCTAGTCTAGTTGGCTTTCCCTTTTCATCTTTTTCTTTACCCTTCATCCCTGCAAATCTCGCAGCGAAAGAAATTCTTCGTGGATTGACACCCCGTTTGACCGGAGGCTTTAAGTTAGAACCTTCTTTCTTTTTAAAAAAGGCTCTACCTTTAGCCGTTAAACCACCTTTGGGATTCTTATGTTCTTTTCTCATCTCTTGGCAGTTTGTTTTGCTCTTTTAAATTGAGCAGCAGTCGGTGCACCTTTTGCACCTTTCTTTCTCATCTTTTCTCCACGCTTTCTTTTAGCATGGATGTTTGCATATAATCCTCGTCTAGCCATAATCACCTACTTTGTTAAACAAGCTCCACCGCAATATTCACACATATTAACTCCTATAAGTTACCATTTATTTCTCGTGACACTCAAGAGAAAATCTATAAAATTGATTTAATTCATGTTTTATCCAATTATTCTGGACTATCTTACACTCCTCAAATGGCATTGGATGATTTAAAACCATTTGATTTCCAACATAAACCCATTCGTTACTAGCTGTAAGTCCCCATAAACTAATTACTAAAACATATAGTGTTTCCACTATCTCTTTTTCTTTTTAGCAGTCTTCTTTTTCTTACCACCTCTGAGTAAATCTTTATCTGCTTTTCTAGCTCCACCTTTCCCAGTCGCAAAACTCCGCACACGCCCTGATGCCCATGCATGCTGTGAAACTTTAGGTCTTGAACCCGCAGAAAAATATGCGGCAGCACCTCTTGAATATACTTTACTTAAAGTTGATTTAGATATGCCACTTGATTTGTGATACTTATCAATAACTGCTTGTTTGCTACTCATCCTTTACTCCTTTTTTTGCTAATAGCTTTCATCATAGCAGGAGTTAGTTTTCCTGCTTTATAAAGTTTTGCTGTTCTTTTTATTTCAGCTTCCCTTGCTTTTGGGTTTTTTGCACCACGAACATACTTAGTAGGAACACCACCTTTTGTTTTTGGAACAGGTTTAAATTTTCTTTTTTTCTTTTTCATATTTTGTTTGACCTATTCTTCTTTCTAGAAAGTATTCTAAGATTACTTTTCTTGTTGTTTGCTGTGTTCTTATCTTTGTGATGCACATCTTTTTTAGAATATTTTTTTACTCTACCTTCTCTTATCGCTTGTCGTCTAGCTTTATTTCTTTGTGCTCTTCTTTTTTTTTGTTCTTTACTTGCATGGTATGTTGCATATTCACGCTTGTAATTACGAACTCTTGTCATTTCTTTTTAAACAAAGAAATAGCACCAGAACCTGCCTTGATACCAAAGCTCGCTGAAATTGCGATGTAAAGTAAGTTGTGATAATATGCCGGCAGGTCTTGCAAAGCAATGAACCCACGATGCACATGCTCTTGAAAAGGCGTGAAGACTAAAACGGCCGGAAGGAGTAGTACAATTAAACTTACCTCATCTTTCCACGACCCCTTCATTTGGTCTACAGCACTTTGCTCCCAAGCAACTTTACCTGCAATCTGGTCTTGTTTAAGTTTTTGTTTTGCTTTAATTTCGGTGACGGCTAACTCAGCTTTTGCTTTCTTTGTTTCTGCAAAAGACTTTACGCCATCCGCCACCACACCTAGTAAAGGTTTTGCTAATAATTGCCAAACCATTAGAAAATTTGTCCCCAGATAATTAAGACAACAATGGCTACTAATGCAACTGATGCAATTTTACCCTTCTTACTTAATCCACTCCATATATCTTTAATTTTTTCCATACTTTTTCTCCTTTTTAGGTTTTCCGTATAATTTAACATTAACTCTGCCTATGTCAGTTTTAACATCAAAACCCTCTTTATGTCTTAGTGCTTCCACCAGACTTTTAAAATCATTTCTTTTTGTATTCTTCTTTGATGATTTCATTAAGATAAAACCTTGCCTTTTCTAAATCTTGCAAGGGATTGCCCTTCGCATCAAATCTAAACATATACTGAACACATTGTGTCCACAATGATGCTTGAAACAAAGTCATGTTAGATTTGTCTAACTTGGCTTTCAACACATCCAACAGTTCAAACCCCTCGAACCGGTAGTGTGGAGGATAGTTTACTAAATCTTTTTCTTTCTCTTCCACAGTATTTCTTCAGATGCCTCCTGCAAATTAAAAACTGGTTTTATAAATCTCAATGGCTCATCTTGACTAGGGTCAATGATAAAACACATAGACTCCCATATTTTATGATTTCTAAACCCTTTCTGCAAGGAATATTCGTCTAACTCCTTGTATCCTGCCACTCTTACAGCATGTGAAATCTTGCCGGTTTCGTGGTCTTTTACTATTTGATAGCCAGAAACATGCTTATGACCTGCTGCATAAATATCATCTGAGCCAAATCTAGCTGCCTTTGATACAGAGTGTGACTCATTCCATTGACTGTGACCTGCAAAATCATGTCTACAATTTAGTTTTATAGACCTGCCATTTGGACAAATTAAGTTTAATCTAAAGCCATGATTTTCATAAACACCCGGCTTTGTTCTCATTATAAAATCTAAAACATTACCATGTTCATGTCCCCAAAAATCATGGTTACCACCTACAACTCCTGCCCAATAAACTCCGCTACTACCAAGATACCACTCAATAAGTTTTATAGCTTGCTGTCTTGTTGTTTCTTGGTCAGCATACTTTGCCATGAGTCTGCCAATCCAATTGTTTGTCAAATCTCCTATGTTTATTGCAACCATAGAAGAATCAATCATAGCTTTGTTATCTTGTGTTATGGCTTTCCAATTACAACCATCGTCATCAAGGTGTGGGTCTCCAACTATTGCAACTCCAAATACTCCATTAAATTTATTAGATAAATTTATGTTGATTAGTTTTCTAGCATTGTGTGCTGCTTGTTTTCTTTCCCATCTCTTTACACCTCTATCTACTAATTCTTCTGCTGATAAATCACCATCCGGTAATTCATCTACCCAGAAAGGAGGGTCTGACATTTCATCAGTAGTATTGTTTCTTTCTTTGTATTGATTAATTCTAAATCTAACTGTGCCTTCACTAACATTAAGTTCTCTTGCTACTGTCTGTGTTTTGCCATTGTGTTTTTTCCAACAGTCAAAAGTTTTTTGTAATATTTCGTTAGATGTTCTCTTTGCAGGCATTACTTAATACCAATTGCTGTTTTCACTCCCAATACTAATAGAGCTATGGCACCCGATATGATGAAACCAATAATAATAAATCTGACACGCAGACTAATCTTTTCATGTAATTTTCTTTGTTCTCGCAAATACATAAAATCTTTTTGGGCCTCATAAATTTCTTCCGAGTTAAGTCCCATTTTAGCGAGGGTTTCGTCAACTGTTTTTGATACTATTTCTTTTACCTCGTTTTCCGTCATAGCGTAAACCACCTCTCTCTTTTGACTCTTTCTCCCGTTTTTTTCTCATATTCAAGAACTTGCTCTATTAATGCTCTAATCATGTCATTTTTTAAAACATTAAGTTGTCTTACTTTGTCTATAATTTCAGCGTTAGATAGTCTCTTATCGGCCTCAATTAACCTTATTTGTCTATTTATTTGCTGTATTTTACGATTTACTCTGTTGTAGGATTTACGCCACACAAGTAAATTTTTCTGTTCAGTGGCTACATTCATAGCTTTTTCCCATTCACCTCTAGATTCATACAATCTTTGTAATGCAAAAACCTCATTCATTTCTTGCAATTGGTCGTAAAACTGTGTTTTGTATTTAGATTGCACACTAGGTAAAGATTTAAAGAAACCCATAGCTAATGGAGTATCCCAACCTGTAGATGTGAATCTTGCATACTGTCTTGGATAATCTGTAAACGATACTGCTGCCGCAACTGTTGAACCAACCCATCCAAAGTAACCTTGAACTAAGTGTTCTATTTGCACAGGAGATAACCTTATTTTATCAAATGATATAGTATTTAATATTTTAGATGTGTTTACATAGGCAGAGCTTGTGTATGCATATTTTCTTTCTGTAGCAGGTAACCTTCTAAAAGCCATGCTTTCAACAGGTCTACCTGTAAAACTATCTTTGTTAGAGTAAACCTCTAAAGCAGGAGTTAAGAGTTGTGGTCTATAATCAAATGCAAAAGTCTCTGTAATTACATGTTGTATTCTTTCAGCTAATAAAGCTCCATGAACATCATCATCAACCATTTGCTCAACCATTCTTTCAAAGATAACTCCGATAGCTCCTACCTCAAATGGTCTAGGTATTCTAAATACACCTTCTGTTCCGGGTATCTTAAACCAATGATATGTATCTCTATCCCATTGTTCTCTTTGTTTAAAATCTTCATCATCTTTGTATGCAAGATATAAACCAATTGAAGCCAAAGAATAAGTTCCAAGAACAGCAAACAATTGTGCTCTTTGCTCTGGGCCCATTGCTCTTGTAAGTTTATCTAAACCTTGTAATCTTGCATTTAAGAAAGGAACAGATTGAGTTAAGAACCTAACAATAGGATTAGCACCATGTCTGCTAAAGTTTAATAAATCACGAGCTTGATAACTAGCTTCAAAGTGACTGACACCTTTATCTCTTAATTGTTTATAAAGTGCTGCTCTGTTTACATTCTCTGAAAAAGCACCTACATCCTCCCACCATCTAGCTGCTCCGCCTAATTGTTTGTATAATAATTTTCTTGCACCTGCACCCCAACCATTAGATTTCATAATAGTGTTAGCATCAATCTGTCTATTTAATAACATTTCAGAAGCATTTGGGTCTGCTCCGTAAATATGTCCAAAGTGAATGCTACCACCACCAAAACCAAGTCTTGCTCTAAGCTCTGATGCTTGTTTATTTTTATCTTTTTTTAAACTACCAAATCCCTCTAATACGTTTCCAAGTGGATTAACTTTTAATTTACCAACAGCAACAGAATGCACTGAATCTCTAATTAAGTTTCTAATTCTAAATGCAGGACTTGCAGTTACACCATAAGTTAAAAATCTTTTAAATTGTCGTAGTGTTCCCATCGCAGGATTTTGCCAACCATTCCAATTTAACGCTGTTAGAGATTGTAACACCAAAGGTTCATCAACCTCATAGAATACTTTTTTACCATTCTTTCTTACAAATACAGATGTTTTTGTTGGAAACTTAACTTGTCTGGTTACACCCATAGTTGCACCTTTTTCAAGTGTTTTTAAACCTGCTGCATTTTTTAAAGATGCCTCAGTTAAGAAAGCATAGTTTTGAATTAAATTATTTAACAAATCATTTACAGGTAAATCAGAACCACGAAGAGCAGGATAATCTTTTTGATTAACAATATCAGCAGCAGCTTTAGGCCCACTGTTGCTAGCCTTGTCGTCTAGTAATCTATAGAAAGGTATGTAAAAATTAAATCCATCAACCTCAGTCCAAGCCTTTCTTGATTGTGGGTCTAAGTATCCAGATTTAACAGCTATATCTAAAAATGCGTTATTAAATTCTTGTAAATCTTTTAAACCTTCATTAAATTTTTTTTCTCTACCTTTTTGTAAATCTTTTATTGCTACAATTACATCTGCTCGACTGGATAGTCCTGCTTCCATTCCTCTGTCGTATATAGCTTTTGCCCTGTTTGCTGCTACCCAAGTTAAAAAATCTGTAAGGTCTGGCCCTAATTTTTCTAGTCTTGAAAATAAACCTTTACCTAGAGTATTTGCTTTTAAATCTATAGCACCATCTTTATCCATAAATGGAACACCATATAATAATGCTGATTCCGTAGCACCACTAGAACCATAAGTCATGGTTAATGCTTTGTATGGTTCTTCACCTATAAATTTTTTGACTGATATATATTGGTCAGTTAAACCTTGTTGTAATCTAACACCAAAGTTATCTGCGTACTGTTTCCAAAATCCTGCAATAGTTCTTCTAGACCTTTTAGGATTTACTGTTGCTTGTACTCTTTGAGTTGCTTCTTCATATTTTCTATCAGTAACGGCAAACTCTAAATTGTTTTCTATAAGTTTTTCTTGCGATAACGTATCTAGTTCAGACTTACCTACGTTTTCTTTATCACCTTCTGTTTCAAACTTGTAAAGAACTTGTGACTCAATGTTATCTAATGGCTCTGGTGCATCCTCTCTAGAGTAATACTCTAGTTCGCCTTCTGTATACACTTTAGTGTTAAACATTACGGCATCACCCTTAATAGATTTAACAGCAAACCCAGATGGGTCTACAAACAAGTGATGATTGAAAGGATTAAAGTTTAAAACTACACCATCTAATTTTGGTTTCTTACTAGAGTATTGACCTCTAGCAGCAGCCATAGGGAACTTGTTTTCTTTTTTAGAAGCTATATTTGCTCTTGCTCGTTGGCTTACAAATAAAGTTGGATTAGTTACTGTTACCGCACCATCGTATCCTAGAGCTTTATTTAGATTATTGCCCGGATGAATAGTTTGTATAAATAATTTGTTTTCGTTTTTCTCTACCTTACCCTTTAAGTTTGGTCTAACAGATACTCTCTCACCATCTTTAAGTTCTCTGTTTTTAAATAGTTTTGCTTTTACTCTATCTGGTATACCTGCTGATTCTGATATTTCTTTATCTGTAAGTAAATCTTCTGACACTGAAAATTGCAGCTCATCTGCATCTTTCATTTCTTTATCAGTAACAACCTCTCTTGTTATAAATGCATCTTTACCTACGACACCGGCTTTTTTTCTTGCACCTGTAATCCTTAGACCAGAGTATTTGGTGACACCTAGTCTATCTTTCATTTGTTTTGCAACTTGTCGCCACAAATTAACGGATGCTACCTTTGATGGTTCGTTTAAAGTAAAATCAAATAACGATGTATTAGCTACATAAAAAGTGTCACTCTCTGTAATGGCACCTTGAATAACGCCTACGGGTTTATCATCTACGTCAATACCAATTTTAAATCTGCCTGTTCGGTCACCAAAATCTTTTACCTTTTTAAGTTTTTCGCCAGAATCAATTTCCATAATTCTAACATCACCTACCTCTGCGTCATAGAAATCTGGACTAGGTTCGTCAAAGAAAACTAATTTTACTTTACCATCTATTTTTTTATCGGATACAGAAAACTCTTTTGGTATTACATCTGTTAAATTATCAGAGACGCTTAAATCTTTTTGTCCTTTTGGTTGTCTTGTGATTCTTTCGCCATCTACTTCAAACCCTGCTCTCTTGTACCAATCAGCTAATTTTTTCTTACTTAAACCTTTATCTCCAAATGGGTCAATGATACCTGTAATTACAGAACCCTCTTCATCTGCTACTTTAATAATTTCTCCAAGTGCTTCTGATGCGTAACCTTGTCCTCTGCCTTCTTTTGGAACAGATATAGCTGATAAATCTAATGCATCTTTGTCAAATATATTTAATTCTACTTCTACATAATTACCTGTTTTAAATATATTATCGAATTGTTTTAAACCTTTTTCTGGTTGTATTGCATCACTAGGAAGCAACATAAAAGTATAGCCTCTTTTTAAAGGATGTTTTCTTACGCTATATTTACCAAATTTATTTATTTCTTCGAAATTATTTGCTTTAGCTAAAATTTCATTTGTAAACATTTGTTGACCCTTGACCATCTCTGGTTTGAATCCTAATATTTTTTTAAATGCTTTTTCTGATGTGCTTAATGAAAACTGAGGTATTTCTCCGTCATCAGTTTGTTTTTTTATTTGTTGTCTTTGGCTGACTGAGAGTTGTCTTGTTTCTGTTTTTTCTTTTGTGACTCTTTCTTCATCTTTTTGTCTTCTAAGTCTAGCCTGAGATTCAATGCTTGGCTGACGATTTTTAAGCTCTCTTTCTCCATAGTTTTTTCCTTTATCAAAATTATCTATATACTTTTGAGCACCCTCTGACAAGTACATAGCACGAACTGTTCTAATACCTAAATCTCTGTAAAGATTGTGCTCATAAAACCAATGCACAGCTTGTGCATCTTTAGCAGATAAACCTACTCTTTTCCCTAAATCATTATAAAATTGGTCACCTCTTTTAATATGTTGAGATAGAAAATCTGCTCTTACTCCATCTTTCTGTGTTTTATCTGTGAGCATACCAAACTGTCTGTAAAAACTTCTTGTTGCCCACAAATCTTTTGTTACTGCTTTACCTTCTTTGTCAGCAACACCAGATATGTTTAAAAAATATGAACCAACTTTGTTGCCAAACATATACGCACCTAAGTGCTCACTATCTAAACCACCAAGCATATCAGATGGTTCAGCAGTTTTACCATAATTTAGTTTAAATACACCACCATAGTCTTCTTCTCCAGACTTAACCATTATATCTTTCATAGTTCTTTTGGTATGAATACTGTTTAAAAATCTCACAGCACCTTTTTCACCTTTTGAGTCTATTAGATATTGTAATAAAGCAAGCTGTTTACTAATTGTATCTCTACCAAAAAATTTATCTGTATTAGATGGTTGCTTTAAAGGTAAAGCTCCGAATTTTTTGTAATAAGAAAATACTCTACCTGCCCTTTCAATATTTTCTACTGGAGTAGATTGAGGAGATGTAATACCAGTTATTACTGTAAACAAATCTTTGTCGTACTGATTTTTTACCTGTATTTTTTTATTTAAAATTTTAAATTTCTTTATAATATCTTTATCATACCAACCACGACCATCGTCTTCTTGACTTTCTATTTGATATCTTATTTCTTTTTCAGCAGCATCTAGTGCACGATTATATGCGGCATCATCAAGTGGGTCACTTTTATTTACTAATTTATCAAAGAAAGGCCCTGCTTGATTTACTTTTTTTAATTTAGTTGTAGGTTTTTCTCTAAATTTTACAGTAGATACAGCTAGTTCTAATCCCGGTGCTCTCTCTACTGCTCTTGCATAAGCCTTACCTATTCTTGTTAATTCTGCTTGTCCGTATTCTTGACTTACATTTCTACCAGATGCATCACCTATTCTTGCTGTTGCACCAGTAACATCATCTCTAACAATTATGTATTCTTTATCGCTGAGTAATTGTTGTTCGTTATTTGCTAATAATACAACATCCTCTGCTTCACCTTTTTGCTCTGGTCTTCTTCTTGCGACCTGCATTTTAAGAAGTCTGTTACCTGTTATACCTCTGTTATAAATTGTTTTAATTATCTCTTCCCCGTAGTTCGGGTCAATATTAGGTATAATAGATTTGATATCACCCTTGTCTGTTTTAACAGTCGTAAGTGATAATTCTTTTTTATCTTCTCTTGCTAGTGCTTCTTTTCGTAATTGTTCTACACCCTCTTTAGGTTTAGCTCTCTTACCTATCTCACCTGTTCTAGCTTTTTCAAACAGTTGGTTAACATTATTAATTTTGTTTTTTCTAAATACATTACCTGCACGCTTGACTAATTCAAACAAGCGATTAAATGCTCTTATGACTGGATTAGGTGCTGCAAGGTTTTTCTTTTTAGCTTTTAATGCAGTGTATGCTCCAAAGGCATAAGCTTGCATCTCTCTGTTAGAAAGATTGTTTTCTCCATGTCGCTCTTGCAATCTCTGCATAACATCTTTGCCGAGACCACGCTGTACAGACGGAGCGATTTCAGATACTTTACCACCCGGCAAAAAAGTGTCTAGTGCCGTTTGTTCTGCTTCCAAGAATAAACCACTCTGATAACCACGATTTATCTGTCTCTGCAACGCATGAAAATTTTCATGTGCAGTAGTTTCTACGGCTTTTGATTGGTCTATTAATGAGATTGCTGCTAGGTCACTTGTTCTGTCATACCAACCATCGACTACGGAAAACTCGTTTCCGCCAGATGCTTTGACATTTGACAGATTGCCTTTTGGTAAGGCTATATTTTTTTGAAAGTAAACTTGTTGTACATGTGGTGCAATAGTGTTTCCAACATCTTCTAATTCATTGATTAGATTACCTACAGTTGGGTTTTCTTTAACTATAGCTTCTTTAGTAAAGTATGTTTGTTCTGTTAATTTGTTTTTTTGGTCTTCTTGTTTTTGCTGCTCTGCTGTGGCTTCTGCTTCGGTATTAAATGTTCCAATTGTACCTATACTCGATACATTTCCTGCTGTATCTAAGTCCTGTCTTTTTAATGCAAATTTTTCTCCCTGCTTTTCTACTACAAAGTTTTTGGGTTTGGCTTGCTCTGTTTTTACCTGTTCTTCAGTTGCTGTATCAATTTGTTCTGGCGTTACTTTAGTGTCTTGTATTACACCTTTTTCTACCTTTGGTGCCTCTACAGGTTTTTCTACAGGAGTTGTAGGAGTTGGTTGTACTGTTCTAGCTGTTTCACCTGCTACAGTTGATACACCACCAAGTAATCCACCGACAAAACCACCTGCAAAAGCTGCTTCTTTATACTCAGCCAACGCCTCTGGTGAATCTATTGGTAAACCTGCTTGATATCTTTCAAGAGCTTGCTGACCTACCTCAGTTGCTGCCTCCGTTACTAATCCTGCTGTCGAACCTTTGGCAACACGACCTAATGTTGCTTGACTTAAAATATCTGAGAATTGTGTTCTTGTAAGTGGGCCAAATAATCTACCCATTATAGGGTACATTAAAGATTCTGCTGCTGCTTGTGGCAATGCTGTAAAAGCAGCTAATCGCTCATCTATTGTTTCTAGATTACCTGCATTAACTTGTTCTTGCTGTCTACTAATATTAAATTCAAACAATCTTGGAAACGCTGCTGTTGCACCACCTAAAAGAGCACCTGCCGCAGCACCTAATGGCCCTGCAAAACGACCTATTTTTGCACCTGCTATCGCACCTGCTGCACCCTCTACTATGAAAGGTGATGATTGTCCAAAAGCTGATAAACCTGCTTTAACAAAAGTGCTTAATCCTGCATCTGGGCCCTCTGTTGCTTGTGCAAAACTTACATAACCAGTGCCTCTTAATATGTTTGCATCTTGAATTTCTGCTTGGTTGTATAATTGTGCCGCTCTCTCTTCGTCTCCCATGAGACCTGCAATACCACCTCTTAATCTTGTTATTGCCGGGCCCCACGACCTTGCCCAACTTGATTTAAGTGGGCCTGTCAACGCTTGACCAAAACCTACATCGGATGGACTTTTGGCAGGAGCAAAAGCTCTCTTACCACCTGTACGAATATCGGGAGATGTTAAATCAGTAGGACTAGCAACAGGAGAAACTTGTCTTTCTTCTGTTAAACTTTTAATAAATTGTTCTGGACTTAAATCACCTTGATAGTCATCTAGAAGTTGCTCTATAAGCTCATCGTCACTTACATAAGCAAGACTAGGGTTTTCATCTCTAATCTGGTCTAATAAACTCATTTAGACTCCTAACCAAATTTAAATAATTCTCTAAAGAAATCTCCATAATCAAAACCACCACCACTCTCTTCTGCTGCTTTATTAGCAGAGGCAATGTTAGTGTTTGCAATTCCTAAATCTTTAGCTAACTCTTGCTCTATTAATTTTTGTTTTTCTGCTCCATCCATAATATCCCAATTTGGTGTTATACTTGCTAAATATTTTTCTATTTCTGGTCTGCTTCTTACAGCAATTGCAGGAGTGCCGTCAGCTTTTAATATTGGTTTAAATGTGTTAGTAGATGCATCAAAGGTTGCATATACTCTTTGACCTTTATCATTTGTAATAATAGTTGGTGATGACTTACCTGTTCTACCCTCACCTCTGTCAAATGCCGCTCTCGCTTCTAACGCTTCTATTTCAGCATCAGTTTTTCTTTGTGCTGCTTTCTTACCTCTCTGCTCTTGTAAAGTTGCAATACCTGCTTGACCTGCTTCTCCTAATGCTTGTAAGAAATAAGGACTCTTAGATGCCATCATAGCAAAACCTGCTGATGCAAGTGGTAGTGCCCATTCTGGAATATCTTTTTTACCTTTATTTCCTGTAAGTTTAGCTAAATCATCAGATGTTTCTTTTGCTTCTTTTGGTGTTTGCTTATTTGCAGGGTCATCAAGACCTGCTGCTTTTCTATATTCTCTCTCTGTATCTGGCACATCAAAATCAGCTATACCGCCCTTACTGTCTGGTTTAGGTTTAGGTTTTATTTCTGGTACAACATCATCTTTTTTAGGCATACCTTTTTGTGTATCTTCTTCTTCTCTTTTCTTTTGTTCCTCTGTAACTCTTGGTAATGGTTTTTTATCTTCTTGTCCTTCAAATAATTCTGGTACTAAGTTTCTAAAAAATTCTCCAAAATCAAAACCATCATCTTTTCTTTCTGTAGGTATACCTCTTATACCTTCTTCTTCATCAAACTTTTTCTGTGGTATAGGATTGATAGGGCCTACTTGTTTAGGAGGTGGTACAAAATCAGATGGTTTTTGTTCATCCTCAGCATCTCTTTGTTGTTGTTCAATGTTATCTGGCAATCTAGGACTAGTTGGGTCTGGTGTTACATCCACTACACCGAATGGTGGTTCTGCTTGTGTGCTACCTTGAAATGTTTCTGTTGGCAGTGGAGGTTGTGATTCCATAACACCGGATGCTTTTAAATATTCTTCTTCTGTATTTTGTGCTAATATTTTTTTTGCAAGTTCTTGACCCTCATCTGTCTGTGCTATTTTGTTTGCTTCATCTTGTACTTGTGGGTCATCCTCTGATTTGCCTAAAAGTTTAGCAGTTACTACTACTATTGCTCTATATATTTCTGCAAAACTATAAGGCTCTCCGCCATCTTGATAGCCAAGTGCCATAGGTAAAAAGCCAGATGTTACTTTCATATTACTTTGTGGTATACCCGCTCTAACTTGCCCTCCGTTAGCGTAACCCTGTGGGTTAGTTTGCATAAAAAAGTTTAAGTGTTTAGTTTGCGGTAAAGTAGTTTTAAAATTTCTAGTGTCTGCGTATAGTCCTATTGATTTTTTCATTATCCGAATGCTCCAAATAATCCTGCACCCGCAGCTCCTAAACCTGCTAGTTGTTGAGCCATACTAGGGCCGGGTTGTTGTGAATAAGCTGTCATCATTTGTGCAGCAGGAACACCAGATAATAAATTACCTAATGTAGCAGCTTGCGTGAATGGGAACTGCTGTTGTCTTAAGAAGTCTTGATATGCAATATCCATACCTCTTTGCAATTGCTGTTGACCTTGAGCACCCGCTTGTCTTAATCCTTGTATACCTTGCTGACCAAGTTGCATACCTTGACCTGCAATAGTGCCAAACGCACCTGCTCCAGATAATTGTTGTGCTTTTTGTGCTTGTGCCGCTCTTAGAGCTTGGTCGTAATTTTGTTGTGCTAACTGTGTTGCAGTTCTAGCTTGTTGCTGTTGCAAGTTTCTCTCTTGCTCTGCTCTCTGCACACCAAATCTACCACCACCAAATGCACCAGAACGCACGGCAGCATCAGATAATCTTTGTCCTGCAATATCAGATTGTCTTCTCATTTCATCTAACACATTACGGGTAACAGACTGTGTAAATGGATTTTGATATTGCTCTATGTCTTGCTGTGTTATTGGAGAAACAGCCATAGATGTTAAACCTCTTGCTTGTGCTAAATCTGGCTCAAAGGCTTGTTGTTGTTGCACTGCTCGCTGCCTAGCTAATTGTTGTTCAAACGTAAGTGGTGCTAATCTTTGTCCGCCATAAGGCACATAGCCTACACTAGGGTCTGTAACCGCTCTTGCTTGTTGCGTTAACTGTTTGTACGCATCTTCAAGAAAAGCAGGTAGTTCTCTTTTTTCTGTTGTTGTATATATTGGTGCTCCAAAACACATATTACTTGTACCTCCAAATGTTACCCATATCTTTAAATCCTAATCTTTTGTATAATGCAGGTGTATCGTTACCAGAGCTAATAGGTAATTGAATTGTTAACTCTCTAGTTTTTGCATACTCCTTTAATTTTTTTAACAATGCTCTCGCTGTCTTAAAGTTTCTATATTTTGGTAAAATATAAAACCATGTTTCAGCTAAAAACTTTTCATCGCTAAACCACCACTCTGATTCAAATGCTGCTATACTACCAATAACCATACCATCTTGATATGCATTGCATATAAAGCCATCATCAAAGTGTTTTTGTATTGCTATTGCAACACGAGTAATGTCAGCCTCCGGATAAATATCCGCAAACTCTTCTCTAAACACTAATAAAAGTTTTAGTGTGTCTTTTAAATCTTCGTACTTTGGTTTTTTAACTTGGAACATTCTGTTCAGCTTGGTTCATAAACTGATAAAGTTTTTTAGCTCCTGCTGCTCTATTGCCGTTTCCTATTCCTCGTACTGCTCTTGCCGTTAAAACAAACTCACCATCAGATAACATAGCAGGTATATCATCAGATTTTTCTGTACCCGGCCCTAAACTCATACCGCCCTGTCTTAAATCCATAACGCCACCCTCTGCAACTTTAGGAACTAATTCAGATTGTACTTGCATGTCCTCAAAGCCTTCATAATTTTGTGGTGCTTTTGCTGTTTGTTTTAAAATTAATTCTTGTAACTCTTCGTCTGTTCTATCTGGATACATGTCTCGCATACGCTTCATCATTTCTTGTTGCTCTGCAAAAGCTATTGCAGGTAAACTTGCTGTTGCTGCTGCTGCGACAGGCACTGCGGCTTTACCTAAACCAGATAATGCTTTACTACCACCTAAAAATTTACCACCAAGTCCTGCTGTTAATCCTGTTAACAAAGCAGAGCCGGGTTTTTGACCTTGTAACAATGCTCCAATACCACCACCCAAAGCAGGTGCTAAAAAAGAAGAACCGGGCACAAGTATACTTGCTATGCCGGCTCCTGCTATAGGTGCTGCTACTTTTGCTATTTTTTTAAGTGACTTAAATAATCCCACTATTTTCTCCTCTTATTTGCTCTTCTTATTGCTTCTTTGCCTTTTTTAAAAATGTTTACTACTTGTGTCTTTCCCATAACCTTTGCTCTTTGTTCCCCTACAGTAAGTATCTGTATTTTTCTTGCAAAAGGTTTGTTAACTTTTTTTACTCTTGCAACAGTCTTACTAGCATCAGCAGGCGTTGCAAATTTTATGCCAACAGTATCACGAGGGTTTTCGTCAGTGTATAATCTTCTGCCACTGCCTTTTGGTTTTTTACCTGTGCCTACTCTTGGGTCTGCCATTAAGTCATTTCCAGTATTGATGCTACTAAATGTATATCACTACCTGTTGTTGTTGCCTTTAATATCTCTGATGATTTTAAAATAATAGGATTAGCTCCTACGATAGAGTCATCTGCTGTATCATTCTTCATTGTGCCTGTTGCTAACAATTCTTGTGAACTAGCTTTTTGTATAACTCTATTTATTTCTAATATAAATTCTACATTAGAAGAATCAGTAACACTAAGTGTAACATCGTGGTCTGCATTCTCATCTGTGTTTGTTATGCGAATAGATTTTACTATTGATGTGCCAGATGATGGTGCTGTGTAGATTGTAGTCCTACCTCGTAATTTTACTTTTGCATTTGTATATGTATTTGTAGACATTAGTTACTCAGAAAAAAATTAAATCTCTCCATAACAACTTTGTTTTCTTCAGCAGTGTAACTTGTATTAAGTGTTAAAACAATTGTTTCTATTGCTCTTATTGTCTCGTTTTGTTGCTGAACATTATATTCTTGAGAGGGTGAAGGCAATCTTACATTAGTTATTTTACTCATTATCTTTTCCCGTCTGGTTGTACTTCAAATCTTAGAGTTCCTAATCTCCAATCTTCTCCTGTAGCATCATTGTTTATATTATTAAACCCGTTGCTTTCAAGTCTTACTGCAATTTGTCTTCCTCGTGTTCTTGTATTAATTTTAGAACTTGTGGTGTTATATCTAAAAGGCCCTTTAGATGTTTGTGTATCTGTAGGGAAATATCTAGATTTTAGTGTAATGTTTACATTACCAACTTGATTTTTAAAATCTGGTATTAGTTTGTTAACAAACATTATATCATCACCATCACCTATATCAAAGTCACCACTTTCAATAAATGATGTTAGCGTTGAGCCATCATCATCTTTGCCAGACTCATGTATAAATAACGTAGAGTTAGTTCCATCGTATTTAGTTGCATATGGTAAAGGATAAGTACCAGAGTCAATCCATGTACTTCTATCTAAACTACCTGTGTACCAAAGATTTTCTTGGTAATTCCATATAACATATTTGTCTACTTGGTTAGATGCAGTTGAGCAATAAAACCACCAAACTTCACCATAAGCAGAATTACTTCCTGCCCACACTTGTTCATATTGTGTAGTATCTATCTCATCAAATACAAAATCCTCAACAGTACATGGTAATTTTCTTACAGTTCCGTCAAAGACAAAAAAAGCATCGCTACCCATCCAATACGCTACGCCATTAACATCTATTGCTGCATGTGGACTTATAGCACCACAATTAGAACCAAGTTGTTGAAAACCAAATACAAATGGTGCTCCAATAAATGACATACCATGAGCAGAGGTATCTGTTAATATAAGTATCTGACCTCTTGTTCTAAGTGCAGTAACAATCTCACTACCACCAACAATTCTTTGTGAACCAGAACTGTTAGTTGCAGTTGGTGTCCAATCTGTTTCATCATCTTGGGATGACCAACGAATAAACATTGGGTCTTGTGATGATGTTTGACCTATTGTTTCCTCTGTTCCAAAACATATGACATGTCTATCCGGATTTGAAACAATCATAAATTTAGATTTAGTAGGAGCGTTACTAACTTGTGCAGCAGTATTAGTTGCTGTTAAAACACCACCAGATGTATTCCACAAAAATAATTTACCATCAACATCTAAAGCTAATATGTCTTCACCCCAGTTGTCTATTGCCCAGTTTCTTAAAGCTATGATTACTGAACTTGATGTGTTGGGGGAATCCCAAGTTTGTCCTGAGTTCCAAGTTCCTGTACCCCACCCATATCCAGATAAAGCTCTGTCCCTACCTGCTTGAATTTCATATTGTACTGTGCAATTACCCGTAGTTGATACAGCAGAAGAGGCGTTAGTGCCAACATCAATAGTATAAGTATTAAGGGTAGGTACCGATTGAATTTCATATTCTCCGTTTACAGTTGATGCCGCAACTCCCCCAATAGTTGCACTTGTTGCTGATATAGTTACATAGTCCCCTTCACTTGCACCATGACTACTATGAGTCACTGTAAAAATAGAAGAACCATTTGTAGTTGTAAAACATGATGTAATATCAGCATCTAATCTTGTAGGTGTTGCATCAAAAAAAACACCTTCGTTATAAATATATAATTTTTTGTTTGTTCCTAAAGCATCGTAGGCTGTGCCATCCAAAGAATTCCAAGCAAGTTGTGCTCTTGCAACTCCTATAAATTCTGTTGTAGAAACTTTTTCCCAACCACCAATTTTTTCTGGGTAAGCGTATCTAAATCTTACTTTGTCTCCATCTATCCATTTACCTTTGCTTGTAATATCGGTATTTTGTTTATCAAATCCCGGAGCAAATTGTATTTTATTATATGGCATTATAATCCTGTTGCTATAAAGAAATTAACTACAGTAAATGGTTGCATTAATGCGTTACTGAAATCGCTTCCAGAACCTATATTACTACCACTCTGCATACTTTCAAAACCTCCTGTAGCACCAAGACTTCTGGCTGATAATCCAGAACCCGAACCAGAGCCTATAGGTGTTCTACCTTGTAAGTCTGGTAAGTTAAATGTGGATGAACCATCACCAGTTCCGTATGTTGTAGATACAGCAGAAAACAAAGATGAGTATGTGCTTCTGCTAACTGCTTGACCATTACACAATAAATATCTTTTAGTAGAACTATCTGATTTAGTTGGTTCACTTGCAAATCCTGCTAATATAATACCTCCGGCAGGAACTGTGTCTTTAACATCTTGTCCAGAACCAGAAAACAAATTACCGGTGATAGTAGATGATGCTGTGATTGCTCCTGTTACATCTAAGGCTACTGAGGGACTGCCATTTAAAATACCTACTCTATCGTTTCCGCCATCTACAAAAATAGCATTAGCGTTACCATTTGATTCAACTCTAAAGTCTACATCAGCAGAGCTTTCGTTTATTGTTACGTTACCTCCATCAAGGTTTACTGCTCCCGCAACATTTAAAGTTCCTTTACATACAAGATTATTAATACCAGTAGCAAAAACATCTTTTACAAATGTTCCGTTAGAATACATTAATGCATGAGAACCTTGCTTTACTTCTGTTCCCGTTCCGGTATTTCCAGTAGTAGCAACTGTCAAAGTTTGACTACCTGCTGTATTATTAAATACAATGTAATTAGATTCAACAGTTGGTAATAAAACATTAATATCACCAGATAATGTGCCAGTAAATTCTAAAACTTTTTGTCTTGTTTCGTCTGCCGTTGCATTACTGTTTGTTAAAGTTACATCAGAAGAGCCTGCTACACTTTTAGATGCATACCCGTTAATAGATTCATCTATTAAATCAAAGTTTGTATTTGTTTTATCACCCCAAGTATTTGCATTTTCACCTGTTGCTTGTTTTTCTAATCGTAATCTTGTCGTAAATGTTGAAGCCATTCTACACTCCTAAATTAATTTTGTTTAAACCACTTATTGGAAAACTCTCAAACTCTACACAGTATGCTTCCATTTGTGTGTTTTTTTTATATGCCTCTGATTTAAGTTTAAAGCCTTCTTGTAACTCGTACTTTGCAAACTCGCAATCACCTTGAGTAGAATATATGTAACCATTATATTTTACTGATGGTGCATTTGGAAATGAAAACAAAACTAACATAAACCAAATCTTAACCATTATCCGCCTAATGGATTAGACGTAGATAATTTTAATTCCTCTATTTGCACATCTTGTAATTCATTTTCCTTTTTAATAATTGCAATACCTTTAGAATTTTCTTCAATGTCCTCTTCTAATTCCCAAGCATACTCCTCTAATTCTTTTATAGGCGTGCGTAATTTTTTATCTAATTTATCTATGTCATCGTTAGATGCTGCATCTGCTAAAACAGATTGTATTACTTTAATATCTTTTATTATGTCTTGTGTAATAGCTTTAATATCATTGCTGTTACCTGCAATGTCATTTCTTAAATTATCTAATACATCATTATCTAAACTTATTATTGTAGTTTCTAATTCTTTCAATTTAACTTCTATGTCTGTTAAATCTACAGTTTCATTTACCACAAACTCTTTATTTTCTATTTGGTCTAATCGCAAATTAAATTGACCCCATGTGTAGAAACCTCCACCTATGGCACCGATAACTCCAATTAGTGCTGCGTATGTGCTTAATTTTTCTATAATTTTCATTTTTTCAATGCCTCCAGTTCAGCTAATATTTTATTTTTCTTTTTATTTATATCTAAAAGTTTAACTCTGTGTATCTCCACAGGGTCATTGTCAGTGTAAGAACTTAAAGATGTATTAACATATATTTCACCAGAATATGTTGATAAATCTATTTGGAGAAAAAACCCCATATTCGTATTGTCATATATTTCTTTAGCTGTGTAAAAAACTATTTCTGAATACGAATCGAGGTCATTTCCCTTAAAAAATATATCCTCTTTTGACAAGTTATTCGTTGTTTCTTTTGTAACTTTAGCAATCTGTTTTGCTATAGTTTTTAAATTCTTTTTTAATTTTGTTTCGGTAGCTGCAATATCTTTAACAACTTCAGTATCTGCATTGACCTCTTCCGATTGTATGTCTTCTTGCTCTCCACTCTCTTCTGTTGATACATCGGACTCCTCAGATTCTGTGCTATCGGGTTTCTCCTCCTCTGTTTCATTTTTCGCTACTTCTTTTTCTTCTTCTACTTCATCTGACTCAGTAACATCCTCCACTGTTTCTGTTTCATTCTCCTCAACCTCTGAAAGGCTTTCTTCCTCCGTTGTGATATCTTCCAGTGGCTCTTCAAACTCCTCAAAAGATTCCTCAGTAAGTTCATCATTGAACTCCTCCTCAGTTATCTCTTCAAAAAATTCTTCGGCCGTAATACCTTCTTCTTCTAGAAACTCCATAAACTCTTCTTCCATGCCAGTTTCTTCTAAAAATTCTGTAAAGTCCTCCTCAAACTCCTCTGTAAATATTTCTTCTGTAACCATCATAGGTTCAGAAAACTCTTCTTCAAAAAATACCATTTCCATTTCTGGTATTTCTTCAAAAACCTCCATATCAAATTCTTCTATTGGAGGAAGTTCGTCTATGTATATTTCTTCAAAAGTAAAAGTATCATCAAATGTAAAATCATCTTCGATAATTATTATATCATCTTCAAAATATAAATCGTCTGTATTCCAATCAAAATCATCTGGAATATTTTCAACAATATCAATTATATCCTCGTTAATATCTTCGATATCGTCTTGTGTGTTTTCATCTATAGGGTTAAACTCTACATTGTTGTAGGTCATGTTTAAAGATGCACCTAATAAGTTTGGCCCTTGTCTAGATTGATTACTATAATTACTATCTGTGCCAGTCCAAGACCAATCTACATTGTTAGCACCAAGACCAAGATAGATTATTCTATCGTTATATTGACCACATGCTCCTGCAACTGCACCAGATGAACCCGGATAGCCATTGCAATTACCTTGAAATCCTGTAACTTCAGTTCTTGTTTGTGACACAGTTGATAAAGTGTTACCACTATTATCTTTTAATACTACAGTTGTAGTATGAGAATCATTCGCACCACCTTTAGATTCACAATTACCTTGCGTGCTTTCACAGTTTGCAACATCGACATGACTATTTAAAGTTATGCCATTATCTAACATTGGTTGAGTTATAGTATTGCTGTATAACTTTACATCACTAGCAGATACTGTGGCAGTGCCAGTTACTTCAAAGTCACCACCAACATCATACTTGTAGCCACAATTAGCCTGCCCAGTAGGACAAGTAATTGTAAAACCATTTACGTTTGCACCATTAGAAACAAAACCACTACCACCATCATTAATCATGTCAGTAGACGATGAGTTCCAATCTACACCATCATTAGCATTTGGTAATAAATTACCAGTTGTAATAGTTTGTGTATTACCTACACTGTATATGCAAAGAAAGGATATCGCTATGGATAACCATATGCTGTAATATAAATATCTCATTCATGCACATTGATAATTGGTTGTTCTTCAATAACTTCTATTTCTTCTTCTATTTTTGACTCATGTAATTTTTTAGCGTTTTCTTCTGCTATTCTTTTGGCCTCTTCTTGTCTCTCTATCTCTGCTAATTCTTCATCTATCTTAGACCTTGTTTCTAATTTAGATACATAAGAATTATAATCTGGTCTTTCAACATCGTATTTTTTCCATTGTGCTATTGCTTCTGCACCAATCTTACCTTCAAACGGACACGGAGTTCCTGCCATTTCCATCGCAAAAAAAACTCGTTCATCTTGACACAAAATTGACACAGCCGCAATCTTCATGCCATAATCGAAAAGCACCTTACTGAGCTTTATTCTTTCACAATTAAGGTCACGAAAATGCTTGCCGCCAGAAATACCAACACCAAGAGTAGATAAAGAACCACTAATCCCCATGCTACAAACATCTTGAGACATAGCTGAATAGGAAGGTGCATTAGCTGAGTTAACGGGTATATCTGACCCATTGGTGGTTGAATTATTTGTTGTTGTTGATGTAGTTGTATTTGTTTGACCATCGTTATTATTTGTTGTTGTTGATGTGTATCCACCTGTTATTTGTGTATTACTACCAGATGAATTTGTTTGTGAATTATTATCATTTGTAGAATCAGCAAATATAGGTTTAGAAAATATTACAATTAAAGTTAATAATATAATATTTATTAAATTAAATTTAAACATTAGCTAGGCTTAGTCCAAACTGAATGTGTTAGTTTACCATCACTATCTCTAGCTAAAAGTTCATCATACTTTGTTTCTGTTGTGTTGTTTTGCGGTAGGTCACGAAGAGTTTGCCTCCAAGTTTTTACTGCGTCACTCATTGTTACATCTGATAAAGCAAGATAATCTGTTTCAGAAAGTTTTTGATTTCTAATTGCTCTTATTTCAACAATTTTATTATCAGATTTTTCTTGTTCACTGTCATTCCAATCTTTTAGAACTGTTTGTCTTTCATCATCTGTTAAATTAACAACATCATTATTAACTATTTTTGTTGTAGGTATTTCTTCAATTTTCCAAACTTTAACCATTATGAACTACTCCCACTTAAACCATAAACTTTTACATTACCAAATTCTAAATTGCCACTTGATGCAAAAAAATTAAAACCTGTGGCTGTGTGATTCGCAATAGTGTCTATATAATTACTTGCATGATAGTATGCTCTCACTCTATTAGCACCTTGGTCTGGTGAAGTTTTGTAAAAACCTGCCATAGAAAAAGTATTTGAATGACTTGTAGTTCCATGACCATTATTTAAATGAACATGTAAAATTCCATGAACACCTCCATCATCATACCCTTGGCTAATACTATTAGCAAGTTCTATGTAGGTCGCACTTTCTCCAGAGCCAGAACCAGGACTTCCGTTACTTTCAAAATTTCTACTAGCGTATTGATATTGAGACTCTGACCTTTCTCCTCCACTATCAACTATTCTAAATCTTAAAGCGGCGGCATTGTTTGCAAAATGAAAATAAAAATGAATAGTATAAAAATCATAAGTGCTACTAAAACAATTTGTAACACTGACCGATGAACCTGCACTACTTGTAAAAAAAGATGAACCTGTTTGCACATGAGTTCCACCCCCAACATAACTTTTTATTCTAGAAGCGGCAGTTTTTCTGTTCGTGCCTCCTGCTCCGTCATCAATAATAAATAAATCAGAATCAACTATATCTGCTCCAATATCTGTGCC